CTTATTTCCTTTCCTATAAATTTTATTTCTATATCATCACCTACATACTTTTCCTTTTTAAACAGTAACGTACATATATCCAAACTATTTGGTTCCTCTTTATTTAATGTTTTTAATATGTTATTAATTGTTAATCCCGTATCTATTATGTCTTCCACAATTAATACATTTTTGTTTTTAATATCTGTATTTAATCCTATTATATTTGTTATTGTTCCAGTTGTATTTGTTCCTTCATATGAACTTACCTTTACAAAATGCATTTCACAATGAATATTTAAATGTTTTACTAAATCTGCTAAAAACATAAATGAACCATTTAATATGCCTACTATTATTAAAGGATCTTCTATTGTTTGCTTTTCTTTATAATGATTATTTATTTGTCTTGATATTTTATTCAATATATCTTCTATTTCTGTTACATTCATAAAAGGAACAAACGTTTTTCCATTAAAATTTATATTTTTTGTATGACTACAATAATACTCGTGTGCACTTAATTCCATTATTTATAATATATACTTTATTATCTTTTTATATTTGTAAAGGTAATTAAAGATTTATTTATTATTATATACATAATGTTATCATTATTTGTTTTTATTTTTATTGCATCTGCATTTGCTAAGGATTATAAAGCTGTTGATAAACTAAATATTAATAATTATATTGGTAAATGGTATCAAGTTTATCAAGATAAATTCGATCAACTTTTTCAAGGTAAAGGCACTTGCTCTTCCGCTGAATATTCTATTATTAATGATAATAAAATCTCGGTTTTTAATAAACAACTCAATACTAATAATCAAATTGACAGTATTAGCGGTTATGCTTATTATAAAGATAATGACTGTTGTGGTTATCTAACTGTTAAACTTGATAATCTTCCTTCCGCTCCTTATTGGGTTATTGAACTTGGACCTATTGTTAATGGTCTTTATGATTATTCCATTGTTTCTGATAACAAAGCACACTCTTTGTATGTTCTTACACGTAATGTTGATAGATTTTACAAAGAATATAATACGACTGTTATTGATTCATTAACTCAATTTGGTTTTGATAATAATTTTAATATACCTCTTGTTATGCCTCAAGATAATTGCTAACAATAAAAAATATTTTACATAATGTATTACCTAAAATATTATACACACCACACTTAACTTACAAATAATCTTTGCATATTTATTGCTTCCATATTATGTTCTGGTTCCTTAAACAAATTTCTTATCATTTCATTATCACGAAACCTTATTGTATAATCTTGTTGGATATTATTTCTACCTACACGACCCATTGCTTGTAATGTCTTTTGTTGAGTCATATTTGTTAAATCTTTGCTTATAAATCCATGACAAAACTGGTAATTTGTTCCATAAATATAGTCGGTTGATGCTATTATCATATATAAACGCTGCTCGTCCGCTAATTGTTTTATTATTTCTAGGTAACGTTTATTATCTATTTTCTTAAAAACACCAATTCCTAGCAATAATAGAAATTTTAAATGATCTTCTATATTCAACAACATTATCTCTTTGCTCATTTCTTCTCCTATGTTTGATATAAAACCATTTTCACGAATCTCACCATCTGGCGACCACTTCTTTTGATGCGAACACGTATTTGGTAAATATTCGGCATCTAATGATACTATTTTTACATTTTTTTCTAATTTTTCCTTTTCTATTGTTAATTTTCGCACTTCATTTGACATTTTATACTTTGTTTCTTTTCCTTTTGTATCACCACGACCGTCATTTTCTTCTTGTGTTTCTATTGCCCTTTCGATTTTTTCGATTTTTTCAGTTAAATTATTATTATGTTTTATGTTATCCAATATTTTTGCAAATATATTTTCTGGAATTTTTGTACTTTGAATATAAAACCTTGCTATTTTATCCACATTATTTGTTAAAAAGATTGTTGGACCATCTGTTAATGTATATGCGTCTTCTGTTGTTATTAGAATACGATTTGGTCTTGCTTCTACTCTTTTTTCCATTCCAGCTGCCAAGCTTACTGTTCTTGATAATACATTACCTTCCATCTCTTTCGAATTTACACTATTTACACTCTTTATTTTTCTTATTTGATTATTTGTTTGATTTTCATTAAACCGAGGCTTTCTATTTTTTATCATATGCATATAAATATCATTCCAATATTCACTCTTTGTATGCAATATGCTTTCTAAATAATATTCTTTTAAACTATTCATCGTGATATCTGTTATATTTCCACCAAAATAATTATCTATATTATAAGACTCATCTATGTATTCTTTCTCATTTACGTATTCTATATAATTTATTATTTCACGTAAATCTAAATACCTTAAAATTGTCTTATTTTCTTTACAATATATTGTTGAATTTACTACTCTTTCATAACTACCATCCAAATAATGAGGTAATACACAATAACATAATGAGTCTAATATTGGGATTGATTTCCTACAATCAAAACTTGATATACGATGAATATCCGCATTTTCAAAATTACTCATAAAATCTGCATATACCGGTTGCATTGCTTCCTCATTTGGCATTGTCGCACACGATAATACTATTCGAGGTATCATATTATTTTTCCAATTTGAATGAATTACACTATGTAAATCGTGTTCTTCATAATCTAATGTTATCGTTGGTTCATCCCAATACGTTATTATATTTTCTTTTTCATTAAAAGCCAACATATAATGCATTGCTGTCAAATATGACTGCACGTCACATATCATTATTTCTACTTTATCACCTACACTATTATCTACTTTTCCTATTCCACCAGAACGCTTATTCACTATATAATCTGTTGCTGCGAAATAATGCAAACGAATATCATCCACTGTTTCACAACCAAATGCGAATGCCACTTTCTTTTCTACTGATATTGCTGACTTTGCTAAGGCTAATCCAATATGACGGGCTACACATACAAAGATTATACGGGTTCCATCCATTGCTAATCCTAATGGGGATAAAGTTTTTCCGGTTCCTGTTGGCGCTGTATATACTATTAACTTGGGAACTAGTACTTCTTCATTTTTACGATTACATAATGTAAATAATTCTTTTTGATGGTTAAATAATTTTCTATCTTCATATTTTAATAAATATTTATTTTTTTCTATAAATTGATATGCATTTGCTATTATTTCACTTGCATATGTAAACGAATTTACATGATCTATTGTGTAATCTAACAAATCTATCACATATACGTTTAAATATGGGATCGCACTTTTTTTTAATTGGATTAATGTATAAAGATAATAAGCATACTTCTTTTTCTTGTTTTTTATTTGTTTTAATAAATCTGTGAATAAATCTATTAATATATACTCGAATATCGAATGTTTATTTAGTTTTATATTATTTTCTAGGTTTCCTAATTTTATTGATTCTCCACTTTTTATTTTACGTAACTTACCTGTTTTGTTTAACGAACAATTATAATTTTTCATTACATCATCACCATACAGATTTATTGATTTATTCATTACTTCTTCAAAATATTTTTTGAATAAGAAATAATCCATCTCATTTGTCTGGGCGAACCTTATGTATGAATTTAATGATAATGATTCGTTTATACGGATATTCACATCATGATATCCAGCGCATATCATATCTAATATCTTTTTTTCATTTTTATCTACCAATTTCTCTATTGATTCCCACTCGGACTTTGATAATTTACTTTGAGATAACTCCATTGTTAAATTTATGATGATACTACTACAATATGTATAATTATTTCAATTTTTTATATATATGTAAAAATATATATAAAGGATTTAATTCAGTTTATTACAAAATACCTTCAATATGTATCGTTCTAATAATTTAAATACACAAAATGATCTTCTATTGAATACACTTACTGATTTTTACAAAGATTTTAATCATATTCATACTATGATAAACATTATTAATGGTGAAACTAAAATTTCTCTACGTATTGTTGACTGGTTTGTCACTAATTATGCTAAAAAATATTTTACAGTTTATGATATTCCTAACGTTCAAAGACGATTTAAAGTATATAATGAATACAAACTAAAACTTAAAGCCTACTCCAAAAAAAGATTCGACCCTTTTTGTAGATGGGACAGAATTACTATACCATATAACAAAGAACAATGTATGGAAACTACTATCGGTCAATTAAATTTTTTTAAATGGGCTATTGAAAATAATATTATACAATATATCGAACAAAATTATACTGATATTGAAACTGATATGAATAATAACAATAGCACTGCTAAACGCAGAACACCTACTGAAAATAATGACAATAATACTAAAACTCGCAAGAAAAGAGAAGAACTTTCTGTTTCCGCTTGTAAATGCATTAAAAAAGAGACTGTTAAAATTATTGTTAAATTTGATTAACATATCAATGATTCCAAAACATTCATTAAATTTGTTGAATTTTTATTCTCTTCATCTTTTCCACAGTTCAATATATATTTTTCTACACGCTTTAACCAATCTAAACCTTTATCATTTTTATCAAATATGTTATATGTTACGTCTTCATTTGCATTTATATTCAATATTTCTGTATCTGTATTCTTTATTAGCCATTCATCATAATAATCTTTACATTGTTGTAAATATTCTTTTGTTATACTTGATTCACCATTTCTTGAACGCTTCACTGTTCGATTATAACATACTTCTGCATCTGCATTTATATATACTATTCCATCCAATTTATAATCTTTCACATATTCTTCATAAAAATGCAAATATATTTGATAGTGGATATCTTCTATCTTTCCATCTTCATACAACATCTTTGCAAAAATATTTCTATCTGCATCTAATGACCTTTCACATATTATTACTCGACAATCTGGATTCTCACGAATTGCTGTACGAATTGTACTTAAACGGGTTACATATGCCATTACTTGGAACGAAAATGCATATTTATTGGGATCATTATAGAATTTTTGTAATATATTTTCATCTGTTTTTTTGTCTTTTATACTTTCCCAGATATCTACTGGTTCTTTTAAAAACATTACATCTGTATTTCCCTTCATATGTTCCTTTAAATTATCAATTATTGTTGACTTTCCGGCACCTATGTTTCCTTCGATTGATATTAGCAATGGTCTTTTTGACATTTTTGTATAAAATAGTTATACAAAAATTTTATTAGTTTTACTTATTTATTACTACAAATATCTTATTTCAATTTTTTATAATAGTAATCTACTTCCAAATGTTCTCTCCGGTTTATACTTTAATATATCCAACATTGGTCTTGTTGTTGGAAAATATTCATTACCATATATATCCTGCATTAATAACCATTCAAATAATCCACCTACATATAAATAGATTTCATTAAACCCTAAATCACTTAATTGGTTATATTTTTTTATTATACTTTCATCTGTATTATTCCTACCATATATTACTATCTTCTTTGCAGACAATTCATAATTTTTTATGCAATTATTTATTATCTCCTCCTCTTTCATATATTCTATTGTTGTGGGAATTAAACAACCCTGATCTTCTATCCCTAACGTATTTATTAACATAAATTGCTCTTTATTTACTAACGCAAATTGAATATCTTCAAATGATAATTTTTTATAATTTTTTTTGAAAAATATTGAGAACATAGCTATTATCTTTTAATCTTTTACATTTATATTTGTTATTACACTATTCTTATTTTTTTATAAATAAATCTTTTGCTAATTTTTTTATTATTTTGTTATCTAGCTTTATTTGTTCTTCTTCTACATCACCTAATATATATCGCATCATTTTATAACAGAATTCAAAATCACGACTTTCCATTACTTCACTCTCTGGATGCGCATTTTTCCAATCGGGAACAGTTCTATAATTTGCCATTGATATACGACTTAGAATTCTTCGTAATTTTGTTAATTCATCAGTATCTTTACTCCATTCATCTTTATCTTTTATATACATTGTTTCACGCTTTATATCCGTACAATGAATTGGCCTTTTTGTTATATCCATCTCTTTTAATCTATCTAATATCATCTTTGTCATTCCATTTACGTATCCATGATTTCCTATGTAATCTAATTCATCTAACTTCACTGATATATTATTTAAAAAATCTGTTATATTCATTGCATCTTTACACGTATCATTCAAAAAGAAATTTAAATTAAAACTTTGATTGTTATTATTGATTGTCTTTCCTTCTTTATATAATTCTACCATTTGACTTTGTAACTCTTTTTGAACGGTATATGACTCCTTTAATTGAATTTGGGTTTCTTGCATTTGTTTGTTTTGGTCAAACAACATTTGTTTAAATTCTTGATTCTCACGTAATAATTCTAACACTAAATTGGGCTGACTACCTAGATCCAGTGAAGTTTCAATTATATTATTATCTTTATTCTCACTATCATCTATTTCTTCAAAATCATATTTGTTTTTATTAGTCCAAGGACATTTCTGTGTATGATACCATAAACTATTTCTAGCTTTATAAACCTTACCACATTCACACTCAAAATCGGTTTTTGGGATTTTTTGGGATTTTTCTCCTCCATTTGTTCTATATTTATGTTTTGCAGTCAATAGATGTTTATTATAATCCTTTTTACTTACCGTAATATAGTTGCATTTTTTACATTCGAAATTAATGGGATTTTTTGGGATTTTTTTCATTCTATAATTGTTCTAAATGTTCTATAATTCTTGAACAGAAAAAATCCCATTTTATTTTACGTTAAATTTTTAAAAAAAAAATATGCAGTCAATCATTTTTTGTTTTTTTTTGAATTTACAGCATTTCAATCACAAAACCCAAAATTGACAATTTCCGAGATGAAAAAAAAAATTTCTAAGAGGGGTAAGTCAAAAATGGACATTTTTAAAATGTCCAATTTCGGATTTCACCCACCAATTATTTTTGTGAAAAAACTACAATAAATATATAAATTATAAATATGATATAAAGAAATACAATAGAAAACTTGTACTATATTAGATAGTATATTTGTATTTTTTATTTACTGTTATAGCTATTGTTTTGTATATCTTCGCTATTAGTTCTATCTCTATATTTGCATTTAATGCAGCAACAAAAGTAATACGTAATATATTTTTTAGGGTGAAGCAATCTTTCTAACGAAGACATCATTCTATTCTCATTTTCAGACCATTCCATATTATAGTTTATAATTAATATATATCTAAAAATAAATATCAATTTTATAGACTAATAAGACCTTGCATTTTTTTATAGATATATTATAACTTAAATGATTACTAGAAGTGAAACTAAAAAAATAAAAGAATATCCTATATTTAAAAATACTAGAAGTCAAACTAGAAAAAGAAAAAGAGATTCTCCTGATTCTTCTGTATTTAAAAACACTGGAAGTCAAAGTAGAAAAAGAAGTAAAGTACCAAAAGAAAATTTTAACGAACATTTAGATCAATTGAAAAATACGTTTAACCATATCAATACAGTTGTAGAAAAGCAAGTACCTAATTGTGTGACGAACGTAAATATGAATTTATCCGCAGAATTAGATGATTCAAATATAGTATCTGCTAGTTCATCACAAATAAACACAGATGAAAAAAAAATAGATGATGGAATATTAAAGCAATTAGAAAATACTATAAATGACAACCTTAGACGCTCACCAAGAATAAAAGAAATGATTGAAAAAGAGCAAAATGATTGTATAGTAATAAACAAACTTGAAAGCAAACTTGAAAGCAACCTTAAACATAAACAAAAAGACAAAAACTCAGTTTCAACTGATAATACCAATGTACTTATGACACCAAATTCTACTTTAAATAGTTTTTTAACAGACCCCAAGACTCCTTTAACCGACTTAATTGCTAATTTTATAAAACAAAATAACGAATTATCAGATTTAATTAAGGGATTAAACCTTAATGATATATCTCCGGTTTATAATAAACAGTTACTGGAATGTTTTAATCAAGCTAATGTTACTGGTATCAAAATACGTGATGCTAGTTGTGATTTTAGACAAGAAGAACAACAAATGAAAGATATATGGGGAGGGACAGTAACCAATCATGCAAAATCTAACGAAACATGTTGTTATTTATGTAACGTACAAATCGCTCCAAACGCTCCTCCTGAAATGGAACATAAAATAGTTTGTCCTATAGTTTTTACACAATTTTTACATTATAATATATTAAAAAGATTATATTTTACTGAAGATGATACTACATCAATATTTATGTTATGGAATGATTTTAAAAAAATAAAGACGAATCAAGAAATATTAAAGGATTTATACAACTTAATAAACTGTAGTCCAAGTAAAGACTCATATCCAAAACAAGTTATTGATAACAAATTTAATAATATATTTTCGTCTTTTGAAGATTATATTAGAGGTCAACAAATTATTATTAATAATAATAATAATGAATTTACATTTTATAAATCATTTATTAAATTTTGGTTAATGGAATTTGCTTACGCACACCATACGTGTAATCAAGGAAAACATCATCATTCATATAATACAATTTGTGGAATCAATGAAGGAATTAAACAAACTTGTAAAAGAAGTAAGAGTACAACTGATAGCAAAGTGATTAAAGAACATCAAGCGATAAATATTGGAGAAATAGTAACAGGAGTAAAAAATAGAAAAGATTATTTAATTGCACACTTTAACCATATTAAAGAATGCGGTAGTGAAGTTTGTAATAATTATCATTATATATCAAAAGCAATACAACCTATTCATGAAGAATTAGCAAAAAATATATTTATTGTAAAAAATTTGCGTAGAATGTATCAATCAACCGAACACAAAAAGTCTCAATCAAACAAAAACAAAAGTAAGAAAAAGAGTAGAAGGTGAAATATAATATAAAGATATAAATATTTTTATATTATAAGGTAACTGTAACGAATAAAATGATTGCCGATGATTTATATAAAGTTGGTGATAATGAAACATTACAATCTGGTAGTGGTAGTTGTTTAAGTGCTGATTTTATGGATGGCAATAGTATTAGAAGTATTCAAAGTAATGAAACATTACTAATATCTACAGATGATGAAATGGTTAATTTTTTTGACGATGAAAACGCAACATTACAATCAGATACTAGTAGCCATATATTAGAAAAAGCTTTTGAAAGCGATGAAATAGAATATAAAAATCCAATATATAATGATTTTGATTATAATTTTTCTTTAACAGATTTTGATAGTAATGTATTGAATAATGTAATGAAATATTCATTAAATAAACAAGATGGTGATAATAATCATAATGACGAAAAAATAGAAGAAGAATCAAATATTGATGATTTAGATTATAGATTAGAAAGACCGATATTATGGTCGGATTTTATAAATTATTATTGGATAGGTTTGTTTAATAATTTAAAACATAAAAGAAATTATGTAGAATATTGTAATCAAGTTATGAATTTCAAAAAAAAAATAAATATAATAAGTCAAGGGATAAATATAACAAATACAGAAGAAAAAGAAAAAGAAAAAATAAATTATTTTAACATAGAAAACTATGATGTAAATAGTTATGATAGTAAAAATTTATTCACAATAAGTGAAAGCAATAAAATATTAACAGAAATAGAAGAATTATTTAATATGATAGATAAGTTACTAATAGATGATATAATTTTTATGAAAAATGCGAAAGCACCTATAGGTGATTTTTTACATAGATATAATTCAATAAAAAATAATTGTTTAAAATTATCAAATATAAAAAATAATAAAATATTTAATCATGCGAGGTGTTCAACAGAGATAAAACAATATAAAAATAGTAAAAGTATAAAAAAAATAAAGGATAAGTTTGATAAAGATGCGACAGATAAAGTAAAAAAGGAATTTGAAGAAAAATTTAAAGATGATTTATTAAAAGATAAAGAGTATATAGAAAAAGATAAATTTTTATATTCTTTAAAGGAATGGATGATTAATGTAATATTAGAAGAAAAAGAACAAGAAAAAGAAGAAAATTATGAAATGATATTTAATTATCAAAATAGACAAACTTTGTATATTATATTTATATCAATAATATATGCGGTGTATTGTAATGTACGTTCAACATATAGTAAAGTAGGGTTATTACATAATGAAAAATTAAATGAAAATGACTTAAATTTAATAGAAAAAAATATAAATTTTGCATCATCAATATTAGTTAAAGAAATAGATTTTTTTCGTTCTTTGTCAACAAAAGAAAAAAAACAACAAGGTCGTGAATCATTAAATCTTTTTAAATATTCTTTTATAAATAAAAATGAATATGTAATAAATGAAGTTTCAGGACCGATGGTACACGATATAGCAGTAAATAGTTGTTATTGGACTTATCAAAATACAAAAATGGTAAAAGATATTTATAAATTAGTAGATTATTTAAATGAGTTAAATATGCAAAAAGGAGAATTAAAAATAATTACAGAATTTATAAAAACAATAAATGATCACTTGAGGAAATTAATGAAAGAAGAAAATAAATTTAAAGCGACTATATCAAATTGGTATGAAGAGAAAGAAAATGAAAAGAAGTTATTATATAAAAGTAATATTTTTTCAGAAAAAGAAGTATGGTGGTATTATTTTGTGTATAATTCAAATATATACTATAGTAATGATAGAATAAACAATGAAAATTGTTGTTGTTATCCTAATAAAGAAAATAACGATATGGAAGAAGGAACATTAATTAATAATGAAGAAGAAAAACCAGATGAAATAAACATATTTTTAGAGACAAACAGTTATTTATACCATGTAATAAATAAGGATCGACCAAAATATCCTTTACATAAAGATTTTAAATGGGATAAGTTAGATTTTAATAAAGATAAGATCGAATTTAGTAAGCGACAATTGAGATATAATAAATATTTTATTGAAAAATTAAATAATGAATTAATAAATAATGAGCTAAAACAAATAAATGATTTAAATGAGAGTTTAGTTAGAAAAAATTTTATTCTGGACTGCATAGAAAATATAGAAGAAGTGTTAAATGAACTAGAAAATATGTCAAATTTTATAAAAGAAGGTGTTTTATTAAACGAACAACTATTTTTTAAATTAGTGTTGTTTGGTATAAATATTTTGATTTTTATAGGTCAATATTTTTGGAATAATCACATAAAACCATCAATGTAAATGTGTAAGAAAAAATATACATTACATACACTTTTTGTTTTTTATTTTTTTGTTTTTTATTTTTTTGTTTTTTATTTTTTTGTTTTTTATTTTTTTGTTTTTTATTTTTTTGTTTTTTATTTTTTTGTTTTTTATTTTTTT